TTTCTTAAAAACAGATGGCAATGCATGTGGTTCAATTAATAATTCCAGCAATGGAAGCGTAACTACTTATGCCACTTCATCTGATTACAGATTAAAAGAAAATGAAGCACCTATGTCAAATGGCATTAATAGATTGAAACAATTAAAGCCATACACATTTAATTTTATAGATAATCCAGATAATACCCTTGATGGGTTCTTTGCACATGAAGTACAAGAAGTAGTGCCAGAAGCAGTAGTGGGTGAAAAAGATGGAGAAGAAATGCAGGGCATAGACCAAGCAAAACTTGTTCCTCTCTTAGTCGCAGCAGTTCAAGAACTAACAACAAGATTAGAAGCATTGGAGAATTAAATGCCATTAATACAAGTGACTCCTCCACCTGGCATTGTCACTAACGGTACTGATTATGCCAACAAAGGAAGATGGACAGACGGTGACTTAGTACGTTTTGAAAACGGATACCTAAGACCAATCGGTGGATGGACAAAACTCAACACATCGGCTCTTACTGGTACTCCTACTGGTATGTTCTCCTACATAACCAATGGTGGTAAAAAAGTATTAGTAGTTGGAACAAGAAAAACGATTAATGTTTTAATAGATGATACTTGGTATGACATCACGCCATCAGGTTTTGTTACAGACGCATCTTTTGATCCTTTAGGATATGGTGCATATCACTATGACGTTGAAGACTATGGTGATGCACGTTCACAATCTGGTTTATTATTTAACACTAATTCTTTTTCTTTTGACAACTTTGGCGAGATATTACTTTTCTGTTGTCCATCAGACGGAAGAATATTTCAATGGAATCCAAACACACCTAGCACAATAGCAGCACCCGTTTCAGGTGCGCCAACTAACTGTGCTGGTGTATTAGTTACTAACGAAAGACACGTTGTAGCTTTGGGCGCAGGTGGCGATCCAAGAAAGATACAATGGTCATCAAGAGAAACACTAACAACATGGACTGCGGCATCAACCAATACTGCTGGTGATTTACAAATACCTACAGGTGGTAGAGTACTAAGTGCAGTTAAATGGCAAACAGACGTTATTATCTTTACCGATACTGGCGTAGCTAGATTGTATTACACGGGTTCTCCTTTTATCTATGGCATACAAGACGCTGGTACTAACTGTAAAGCAATCAGTCCAAGAACAGTTATAGCTGCTGATTCATTCTTATGTTGGATGGGTGAAAACTCATTCTTTGTATTTGATGGATCAGTCAAAGAAATAAAATGCGAAGTACATGATTTTGTTTATGACAATATAAATAGCCCATATAGAAAAACATCATGTGGTGGTCACAACTCTAACTTTAATGAGATGTGGTTTTTCTTCCCTGTTGGCACAGATCAGTTAACACCAAACAAATATGTTATCTGGAACTACATAGAGAACGTATGGAGTATTGGATCAATGGATAGAGGATGTTGGTTAGACCAAGGCGTATTAGATTTTCCAACAGCATGTGATAGCGCTGGTTTTGTTTACGAACACGACAGCACAACATTAACTAACTCAGAGAACTTAGGTTCAGCAGTACCCTACGCAACGTCAGGGCCTATTGAGATAGGCGTTGGTGATAACTATGTACAATGCAATCAGATTATCCCAGATGAAGAAGCAAACACCTTACCTGGAGTTGTATTAAGTTTTACAGGAAGATTTACACCACTTGGTGCAGAGACAGATTTTGGTAGCTTTACTTTTGAAACTGATGGTTACACAGACGCAAGATTTACAGCAAGACAAGTTAAGATGAAAATAACAGGCGACACAGACCAGTTATTTAAAGTTGGTAATATACGACTAGATGTTAAAAAAAGAGGTCGTAGGTAATGGCACGAAAGGCATTAAGAAGACCAGGGCCAGTATTAGATACAGATTATCAAAACTATCTGATTTCTGAAATAGAGTACAGAGATGGGTTAGCATTTAAGAAAGGTGAAAGAATAGAGGTTAGTGGTGTAGATGCTACTGAACTCGTATTAGTGAGTCCAAATGGAACAAAATATAAACTTAGTATCGCAGACAACGGAACAATCTCCGCCACAGCAACAGTCTAAAGAAGACTGGGAGCTAGAGTTTGATAAATATAAAGACTTAATTGAAAAGGCTATTGACTATCAAGATTCCTATACAATTGATGATGTTAAGTATAAAATAGAAAATGGAATAGCCTCAATTTGGGGTGGAAAACAAACAGTTATAATTACAGAGTTCGTAGTTTTCCCCAAGAAAAATGTCTTACATATTCTTTGTATAGCTGGAGATTATGAAGAAGTAGAAGAAATGTTTAAATCAATAGAGAAGTACGCCAGGTCAATCGGCATTAACAAGATAACTGGTAGTGGTCGTAAGGGTTGGTTAAGAAAAGTTAAGCACCTAGGATTTAAACAAGAATATTTAATTAGTAAGGACTTATAGGATATATTATGGCATCAGCATTACCATACATCACAGCAGGAGCTACCGCATACGGAGCTATCAAAGGCGGTGGTGATAAAACAACACAATCATCTACAGTTGATCCAGCAACTGCAGCTCGTTATGACGATTTATATAACAAAGCGCAAGGCGTAGCAGGTCAACCATTTACACCATACACAGGTGCTAGAGTAGCTGGATTTAATCCAGACCAACTAGCTGGTTTTGATGCAACAAGAAATATGTTTGGTAGATCATTATCTTTTGATCCTACAGGACAACTAAACAACTTAGCTCAAGGCCCACTTAACATACAACAATTTCAGAATCCTTATAACGAACAAGTTATTAATAACACACTTGGTGATCTTAATGATGCAAGACAAATGCAAATACAAAGCGATCAAGATGCAGCAATAGGCAGAGGTGCTTTTGGTGGTTCTCGTTCAGCATTACTTGAATCAGAAACAAATAAAAACTTTGCAGACATAGCAGGTAGAACTGCTGGTAATTTAAGACAGTCTGGATTTAACAATGCAGCAAACCTAGCAATGGGCGACAGAAACTTCAGAGCTGGTTTATTTGGCAACCAGTTAGCAGACCAATACAGAGGATTAGGTTTACTATCTGGTATTGGAAGCCAACAACAGAGACTAGGACAAGCTGGACTAGATGCTAACTATGGCGAGTTTACAAGAGGATTAAATTATGGCCCACAACAGATAGGCTTGTTATCTGGTGCTGTATTCGGTGGAACACCAGGCATGACAAATACATCATCAACCAACCAAGGTTTACTTGGAAGAATAGGTGATGCGGCTGATATCTACGACATATTTTATGGTGATGATAACTAATGGCAATATTTGATTTTAACAATCCGTTTAGTTTGCTTAAGGCAAAACCAAATAACATAGATGATCCAATTATAAACATATCACCTATCAACGAACAAAAAAAACTAGAAGAGGAAGAGAGAGCAAGAGCCGAAAAATCAATGAAGTTAAGAAACTTTGCTGATACGCTTCGTATGGTTAATGCAAACCAATCTGGCAACTCGCAACAGTCTATGATGTTTGCTAACAGACTAGCACAAAGAAAAGCAGACCAAGAAGCTAGGCAGTTGAAAGCACAGCAAGATATGCGAAGAAGAGATTATTTTGGCGATAATGAAAACTTGTTACAATTTGCAGAAATGATGGGTGATGAAGCTGCATACGCAGAAAAATTAAGATTAGACGCATTAGAAAATCAAAGAATAAAAAAACAAAATTTCAACAGCGTTGCTCAAGGCATAAATATAAAGGACTATGGCAGTAATAGAGAATACTACCAAGCTCTAGGTATGGGATATCTAAATAAAGGATATAACGAAGAGGCTAGAAAGTTTTTAGAAATGGGTAAGGCTCAAACAGCAAAAGATTATTCAAAAGATATTTTGAGTGAAAGAAAGGTTGTAGAAAAACAATATACTCCTGTAAACCAAAATTTGCAAAATTTTCAAAAATTAGATACCGCACTAAACTCTGATACTGGAACAGGAGCTTATACTGCTTTAGTATTTTATCTAAGGAATTTAGACGGATCAGTTGTAAAATCTGAAGAGGTCAATACATTCCAAGAAATGCAAGGATTCTTAGAAAACGTACGACAAAATCTTGAAAAAACAAAGGGAGATGGAATGACTGATGAAGTGAAAGCACAGTTGCGTAATATCTCTGCTGAAGCTACCAGGTTAACTCTTAAAGGATATAATGATTACCTCAAAGGATCAGAGGTTGCATACGATGCTTTAGGTTTAGATCCAAATTTAATTTATTCTGGTTATATAATAGACACATCAGGTATAAATCTTGGACAAGTAGAACCTTCGGATTTTACTAAAGAAATTACAGGGACGATAGTTGAATAATGAGTAAAACATTTAGATCAGATCAGTATGGGGATTTGCAAGTACCTGATAATTATGAAGAGTTGTCTAAAGCAGATCAACAAAAAATATTAAAACAAGCAGCAAAGATTAAAAATACAAATGTTGCTCCTATGTCAAACCTTAAATATGCCCAAGGTTTAATAGACCAAGGTGTTCAAGGTTTAACCATAGGGTCTTCAGATGAAATTGGTGGTGCTTTTTCTGAATTAGTAAATTTACCAAAAACAATTTTTACAGACCAAGAATTTGGAGACTCTTTTAAAAGAAGAGTTGATAAAAAACAAAAAGACTACAAAGAGTTTCAAAACCAATATCCAGGGGCAGCACTTACAGCCAATATTGTTGGTTCAGCAGCACCAATCGCAGCTTCAGCTTTACTAGCACCTTTTACTGGTGGTACGTCTTTGGGAGCAACTACAGCAGCCACAAGTGCAAGGCTAGTTCCTCTTGCGGCAAAAACAAAAAATGTATTAGACAGTTCTAGGCTATTAGCTGGTGGTATAACAAAGCCAGGCTCAACATTAACACAAAAAACTTTCGA